AAAGGATAAACCCTACCTTCAAAACTTGTAAACTGTGCTCCATACTCTTGGTCAAAAAGTTCTTTAGCCATGTTACGCTTTCTTTCAACAAGAAACCTGTCGTCTTGACCTTCAGGAAAAGCAAAACCATTATCCCAAGATGGTGCTTGATGTGATTCCCAAAGTTCATCACTTTTTCCAAGCAAGAACAAATCATATAACCAATTAAACCCTTCTGGCGTTGATATGAAAACAGCCTTTCCTTTTCTGTCAGATAATGTGGGAGATAAATACATATCCCAAATTCTAGGTCTTACTTTAGCTGCCTCATCTATGATTAGCAGATCTAAACCTTCACCTACAAGTGAATCAGGGTTATCAGCAGATTTTGCCTCAACTACTGTTCCCCATTTGAATTTGATATATCTTTCTTTCTCAGAAGCCTTGATAATATCGTTTTGATGTCCTTTTACCATTTTATCCCATACTTCTCTGAACATCAAGTCGGCTTTATCGTAGGAAAGACCAACTAGCCATATACGCTGATTCGGCTGGGAGGCGTAGAATGTCGCTTCCATTGCCGATGCCGTAGTCTTCCCGAATCGCCTCCCACAAACCATTACAAAAAACCTAGCAGAATCTTTGGTAGGAAAATGCAATTTACGTTGACCCTCGTGTGGCTCGTAGCCTAAAAAATCAAACCATTTTTGTTTATAATTATTTAAAACTTGCATATATCCACCTTTCTAATTTAACTTACGATATATGACAAATGCAAGATATTGTATTTTGAAGTTTAAAAAACACAACATATAGGAGGGCAGTATGTCCGAAGAAACAAAAGTATCAAATGAAACAGAAGTGGATAGTGGTACAGAGAATGTTACTCAAGATAATGCTCAAAATGAGTACATAGCAGAGAGCAAAAAGTATAGAAAAAGAGCACAAGACGCTGAATCTAAATTAAGCGAACTACAAAAACAAATAGAAGCTCAAGAAAACAAAAAACTTGAAGATGAAAGACAATTCCAAGAATTGGCTAATAAATATAAATCTGAAAGAGATGAGTTTTCACCTTATAAAGAAAAATACGAAAGCATGGTTGAGCAAAGAAGAAACTCTTTGTTGAGTAGATTGCCTGAAGATCAGCACGATAAATTTAAAAATAAAGATATAGACGTTTTAGAGTTTATGGTTGACCAACTAAAAACTAAAGCTCCAGAACCTTCTGCTAGAAATCTAGTAGGCACTAAAGGAACTGAATATGGTGGTTATGAATCTATTGAGGAATATGCTGTCAAAGACCCTAAAGGTGCTGAAAAATATCTTCGTGAGAATGTTAAGGGTTTTAGTTTTGGTAGGAAAAACCGATAACATTAAGGAGAAAAAATGGCTCAAAGTAATGTAGTAAGTGATGTTGGAGTTAGTGCTGGTGGTTTAGGTACAGCCATAGCTTCAGCTATCGTTCAATTTAATAAAGCAAATGTTACTCAAAATTGTATAACAATGTCTGCTGCTCCTCAAGGAACAAGCACAGTTAAATTTCCTGTATATACAAAACACGATGTAACAAATGCTGACTATGGTGTAAAAAATATGGCTTCAGGTACTGAAGAAACTGATGCTAATTTAACAAGTATTGAAACAACTGCTGTTTCATTAGAAGTGTTAAGAAACGCTATCAGAGCAGAAATTACAGATTTAGCTGCTCACGGTAACGCTGACGCTTTACTTGTTAATGCTGGTAGACAGCTTGGTAATGATATAGCAAAAGAGTTTGACGTTAATGTATGTGCATTATTTGATGGTTTTGCTACATCTAAAGGTACAGATGATGGTTTAAGATTTTTAGATCTTATGGACGCAGTTGCTTCTTTAGAAGCTAACGATGCTCCAAGACCTTATCATGGTATATTCCACCCACAACAAATTTATGGTTCTTTCGGACTATCAAATGAATTTGGAATTACAAGTGTAGCTTCAAGTAATGGTGCATTTAATGGTGCTCAAGGTACATCAGTTGGTGAACAGTTTATGGGTGCTGGATTTGTTACATCTATTGCTGGAATTAACATTTACACAACTACATCAGTTCCTGATGGTGCAACTGGAAGAAAAAAAGGTGCAGTTATGGCTGAAACAGCTATTGGTTGTGGTTTTATTGATTTTGGTGGTGGCAACTTTATGCAAATGACACAAGAAAGAGAAGAAGTTCAAGCTAAAACAGTATTAGTAGCTAACGGTTACTATGCAGTTGCAGAACTTGTAGACCTTCACGGTGTTGAAATGCACACAGAAATATCATAATTGATATAAATATAGGGAGGCGTAAAAACCTCCCTATAACTTATTATGGAAAATAAAAAAGATATAGGCAATTTAAACAACAAAGATTTTAAATGTGAACTAGATCCTACTAACAAGTTAAAACTTGTAGAAGATAAAGATAAGGGTCAGAAAGCATATTACAACGGCAAACCAATGAAGTATATGGATTATATGCAAGAAGTTGCTAATAGAGTTGAAAGAAACAAAAAAGGCAAAGGTGCAGATAACATTGGTATATTTGGTGGCGTAAGTTTTGACGATAATGGCAATATTATAAAACCTTAAATGGAGAACAAAATGGCAGAAGATAAAAAAGAAAAGAAAGTAGTTAAAAAAGAAGTTAAAGCTACTCAAATTAAAGTTACTAAACCTAATGGTAAAGTTATATACAGAGAAAATTTAAAAGCTATGGCTGACGGCTACAAAGCTAAAGGTTGGAAAGTTGAGGAAATATAATGAGAACTGGAAAAAGTGATTTTAAAATTATTAGAGTTACACCTACACTTGACACAAATGCTTATGCACAAGGAGATGTTTTATTTACTGCAACAGAAATACCAAATGCAGTTATCGGACTTGGTGGTTGCTCTAAATTAGTTGGTGCTTATATGTTTGATAAAAGTGATAATACTGATGATATATTGTTTATTTTTACTGAAGGTAATACAGCACTTGGTACTATCAATGCAACTGCTGATATATCAGATGCTAATTTACTTGCTAATAATATATGTGGTATTTCAAAAATAGATTCAGATCAAGCAGGAACAGGTGGTATTATTGACAATTCAAGAATACATCAAATGTTTCCTGCTTCTAGAACGGAAGAAAACACACAAGATTTAATGTTATTACAAGCAGCAAATGACAGTACAAGTGTTTTTGTACAAGGTATATTAACATCAGCAACTACACCAACGTATGCAGATGGTGATATACAGTTAATATTACATTTAGAAAGATAATGAGTTTAATAGAAAGTATTAAACAACACGAAGGTTATGTTGGCGTAGTCTATAAGGATAGTCTAGGTATAGACACTATAGGCTACGGCTTTGCCATTAAAGATTTAGAATTAGATAGAGATATATGCGACATTATCTTAGAGAGAAAATTACAGGCATTAAAAGATAGAGTTAATTTAAAGTTTGATTGGTATAGTGATATGCCTAAAAAAATACAAGATGTCG